ATCCTTAAGTATTACAGGCTCACTAGAAAGTGGGTCTGTAAAACTTACGGGTTAAAAGACGCAGACTTAGAATTATTAATTTATTTAGATTGTAAAGGAAGATTTACACGAAACGATTTTATCGATGGTGTTTATACATACTCATGGGATAAAGCAAGATGGGAGAGATTAAAAAGAGAAGGTTGGATAGAAACTTGGAGGCACAGGAATAGAACAACTATAATGTACTCTGTATTTAAAACCTCGTGGAAATGCTCTCAAATGATAAGTAGGATATACCGTATCCTATTAGGTGAGGAAGACTTACCCACTTCAGAAAGAAGTGTATTTTATAAAAATAAATCATATACAGATAAAGTTTATAATAAAGCTATAGATGATATGATAAAAGATAAAGACAGGTAATTATGGGATTTAAACTAAGATCAGGTAATGGGGTACCGTTTAAACAAATGGGGAGTAGTCCAGCTAAAGATGGGTTAACACTTGGAGAGTCGTTTGGTAGTTATGATTTTAAAACTGAAGACGATATTAAGCAAGCTAAAAGAATAGAATTATCAAAACCGCCAGAATCAAAAACAGCTATTTCTGGTTTGACCACTGAAAGTCATGATAGAATGAGTAAGGAAAAACCCGCTTCTGAAAGAAAAAAAGAAATGCTACCTGATGAATCTCAACCAACGGTTAAAACTCCAAAACCAATTGAGAATAAAGAAACTAAAAAGAAAGAGGGTTGGTTGAAAAGAAGTTTAAAGAAGGCCAATAAGTGGAGAAAGTCAGAACAAGGAAAAGAATTTTTAAAAGGTTTAGATCAAGCAGGTCAAGCTATAGCGCGTTCAGCTGATGAAGGAACTAGCATATCTACAGCTTACAATAAAAACTTGCAGCAAAAAAAGGATAACGAATCCAGAAGATTAATGGATGAAACTAGAAAGATAAAATTAGACGATTATAAAAAAAGTACACAAACGGAACTTCCTGAAACAAATAAATTTGCAACTACAAAAAACACAGATGGAAAATTAACAGCTAACACCGGTAAAGTGCAACCTACAATTAACACAAAGTTAAAAACTCCGGGTTATTTAGGACAAGAATTTGCTAGGCAAGATAGATTAAAAAAAATAAAAAAAATATAAATAAAACTTATATGGCATTTAAACTAGGTGGTGAAAATAGAAAGCTTAATTATGGAGACGCAAAAAATCGTTTTGATAGAGACCCAGATGCGTCTGTCCCTGGTGTACCTGTTATTAGAAAGAAGTTAGCTAAAGGTATATCTGGTGAAGCTAATAATGATGGTAGTATATTTATAAGTGATAAAATAGAACCTGGTAGTGCAGAAGAAAGAAAAATATTAATGCATGAGATGAAACACTTAGTTGACATGAAAACCGGTAAGTTGTCTTACACTGATGATAGTTTAACTTGGATGGGTGAAACATACGAAAGAAAAAAAGGAAAAATTAACTACGAAGGAAAATGGATGCCAGAGGGTAGCATTGATTTTCCTTGGGAAAAACATTAAAAAATTATGGGTTACACAATGAAACGTGGGAATAAAAAAATATCTTACCAAGATATTTTAAGTGAATCAAACCAAGATATGACAGATGCTATAGAGGCTGAAAGAAGGGCTAATGTAGAAGAAGAAAAAGCAAACTCCCCAACAGATTTTAAAAAACAATTAGAAGCTGGAACAGATAGAGTAACCCCAAACTCTACAACATTAAAATATAGTTCTCCAAACAAGATGGATCCGGCTACAATAAGTATGTTGATGAAAGTAAAAGACATGAAAGGTGAGAAAGATGGAGACAAGGAAGAGAAAGATACAGGAATGATTGACATGACGAGAGGTTTATAAAAACAACAAACTATTAAACTATGTTAAGTAAAATATTTTCAAGTGGAGCTGGTGAGTTAATAAAAGGTGTTGGTGGAGTTATAGATAATCTACACACATCTGAAGAAGAGAAGCTAGCTGCTGAAGCAAAAATAAAAGACCTAGTTATGGGTTATGAAGCAGAGATGCAAAAACAAATAACAGAAAGATGGAAGATGGATATGAATTCAGATTCATGGCTATCTAAAAATATACGCCCACTAGTATTAGTGTTTTTAGTTATATCTACAGTGTTAATGATATTTATTGATGCTGGAGCTATAAGTTTTAACGTTGAAGACAAATGGACTGATCTATTACAATTAGTATTAATAACCGTGATCGGTGCCTACTTCGGTGGTAGATCACTAGAAAAAGTAAAAAAATAAAAATATGAAATCAAAATTTTCAATAGTAACAGTAAAACCAAATCTAGCGAGTTTAGCAACGGCTTTCACCGCTACAGACTTACTTTTTGATTGGACGCCAATTGAAATACCAAGAGGTGGTTGTTCATTAGAAACACTTCAAATGCACTACGCTGGAACAGAGGGTGCGGCTCAAACGCCTAAGGATATAGAATTAATATTTGCTAAGTCTGTAAATGGTGTTGCGCCACCATCATTAGGTACACCTAACAATAAACTAAGTGATGGTGATACTTTAACAGCGGCTTTAACTCAAGCAGCTAGACCTCACATTATAGCGTATAAGTTTGTGGACGTTAGTAATATGGTTGATATTGGTGTTGATTTGGTAGCATACAACCTTCTTGGTTCAGATTCAGACAAGCCAAACCCTAAATTAAATATATTAATCGAAGGTGCTCAAACAGATTACTTGTCAACAAAAGGACCAGGTTATCAAACTATTTGGATGGCTGGTATAGCTAATGAAGGTAGTGAAGATTTTGGAACTGGAGTTATAGTTGATAATGGAGCTGGGTACAGCGTGGGGGATACGGTTATAAATTGCGACGGTGTTGCTGGTGATATAGTGTTTGCCCCTGGTGACGAACTTATAGCGCAAGATGGTGCTTTAGTTGGCACATTGAAATCAGTAGCAGACGATGGTTCACATACAACCTTAACATTAGAATCTCCAGGTTTAATAGCAGCTATAGCTGATGGCGATGAAATATGTAACAGACAACCTATAACATTTGTAATAGGTTTAGAATATTAAAATAAATTAAATTAACTTAAATTAAATAAAATGGCAAAAACAAAGAAAAAGGAAAAAATAGTAGACTTAAAACCAAAAGCAGAGAAAGTAACCGACAAACAATTAGAGAAAATTCAAGATGTTGTAACTCATATCAACCAAACACAAATGAATATTGGTCAGCTCGAAGCTAGAAAACATCAAGCTTTACATTTTTTAGCTAGCTATAATGATCAATTAAAAGAAATACAAGACGAACTTGAGAAACAATACGGTACTTACGATGTTAGCATTCAAGACGGTACTATAAATTATCCAAAAGAAAATGGCGAAGCTAATAAGAAAGATTAGTATAGGTAAAGACTATAAAAACGACGCCATGCATTACGCTGTTGGTCAAGAGGTTTATGGTGGTCATACTATTTGTGATATTATAGAGGAAGAAGATAAATACTCTGTTTACATCAAAAAAAACAAAGATGTATTACCTTGGAAAGACTTCAATAAAAACATGGCAGTATCCGTTGAATATAACCTAGAATACTAATGAAAAGCGTTTACAACTTTGTTGTAACGCCAAAAGGAGAAAGATATAACAATACTAAAAAATTAGATGGTGGAGAGTTAATTCTCAATACTGAAATTTATAACCATCAATTTATAAATAGAGAAGCTATTGTTAAATCTGTTCCGATTATTGGTAATACAGATATAAAACCAGGAGATACAGTTGTAGTACATCACAATGTTTTTAGGAGATGGAATAATCAATACGGTATCGAAAAGAATAGTAGAGCATATTTCAATGAAGATACTTACTTTATAAACCACGATCAAATCTTTCTATATAAGAGAGATGACAAGTGGATAGCTCCAAAAGGATATTGCTTTGTAATACCTTTAAAAGCTACAGATCAGTTTAATATTGAATCTGAAAAACCTTTACAAGGTATCGTTAAATATTCAGACGGTGCGGTTGAGGTTGGAGATCTAGTTGGTTTTAGACCAAATAGTGAATACGAGTTTATCGTCGATGACGAGAGGCTATATCGAGTTTTATCTAATTTTATTACAATCAAATATGAATATCAAGGAAACGAAGAAAAATATAATCCAAGCTGGACAAAGAGCAGTTGAAGAGTTAATCAAAGTTGCTAAAGAACCTATTGTTGATTCGGATGATGATATATCAGCAGATAGATTAAAGAACGCTGCTGCTACTAAAAAACTAGCTATATTTGACGCATTTGAAATACTTAACAGAATTCAAGAAGAGGAAAACCTACTTGAGGGTAAAGCGCCTGAGGATAGAAAAGAGACCGTTTTTAAGGGATTCGCAGAAGGTAGATCTAAGTAATGTACGAGCAAAGTTTATTTAAAATAATAGAACCTATTAAACGTACGACAATTAGTCGTATGAATAAAGGTAAAAAATGGAAATATGGATATGATAAAGAACATGATATCGTGGTTATCTCTAAAACGGGAAAAATTGGTAAAATATATGAAATCCAAAACCTGCGAATTGGTTTGCCGTTGGAGCCAAAGAAAGTGCACGTGCATCCCAAAAACAAATGGGTAAAGCTTGATCAACCAAAAGAATTAAATAGTTTAAAAAACATATTTGATTGGAGAAACTATCCAGACGAACAAAAAGAACAGTGGTTTGATTACATAGACGAAGAGTTTAAAAGAAGAGAAGAAGGTTTTTGGTTTACCAACAATGGCAAACCAACGTATTTAACAGGAACTCACTATATGTACTTGCAATGGAGCAAGATAGACGTTGGGGCTCCAGACTTTAGAGAGGCAAATAGATTGTTCTTTATATTCTGGGAAGCTTGCAAAGCAGACAAAAGATGTTATGGTATGTGTTACTTAAAGAACAGAAGATCAGGGTTTTCGTTCATGTCATCTGCAGAAACAGTTAATTTAGCCACTCTTGCAAGTGATAGTAGATATGGGATACTTTCTAAAACAGGTGCTGATGCTAAGAAAATGTTTACTGATAAAGTTGTACCAATTAGTATTAATTATCCTTTTTTCTTTAAACCAATACAAGACGGTATGGATCGTCCTAAAACAGAATTAGCTTATAGAGTTCCAGCCTCAAAGTT